AATGAAGGTCTTCGTGCTTGGATGGCACCAGTTGACCAACCTCATGAACAGTTTGTATTCCCTGAGGAGGTACTTCCGAGAGGTAATGCACTATAAAGTCTTGCCTAGGTATAATGTTTTGTGATATACTAGGAGGGAAACACCCTCCTTTTTTAATGATTAGTTCAGAGACACCACAAAAACTTGCGGAAATCATTAGAGACACATGGCCTCAACTTTATAGTCCACCTAAAAAAAATATTAAAAATAACAAAGATTTAAAAAAATGAACAAATATTTCGATGAATATTTTTCAGTACTAGATAAAAAGACGGGCAGAGTCATTGCACATTGTGGTAATGAATTTGATGCTCAAATGTTGTGTAATTTAAAACCCAATGAACGGACATATAAAAAAGAAAGATTTATTATGGACCAAGTAATTGATATTAGTTCCACAACTGATAAACAACTTCCTGGACAGATTGGACTGCCTCCAGGTCAATATAAAATTGTAGATAGTAAAATTTATACTCTTGAAGAAAGTAATCTTCAAGTAGTTGAAGTATGAATTATCGCAAATACAAACAAGCAGAAAATCAAAAAAAGAAAAGGATGTATACTCCTGAAGGATATATTAGTGACCCCCCAGATGCAATTTGTCCTTATTGCGGAGAAGCAAAAAAATCATGTTCTTATGTAAATAGTTTAAGTCGTGCTTGGGCAAGAAGTGCCTGTGCAAAAAAACACAACAAAGAACTTAAAAATGAAAAAAAATAATTTAATTGAATACGGATATTTTAGTGACCCACCAGGAGCAAAATGCCCATATTGTGGTGAAACTAATAAAATATGCTCATACTTAAACGGTATGAATCGTGCTTGGGGTAGGATGCTTTGCGAGAAAAAATATAAAAATAAAAATACTTAATATATAATTATGTGTTAGATGTTTTTTATGAACAATAAAAAACCCCAAAAATTTGCCCCTTACACTTTGGTGTTTGGGGCATTTGCTGTATAATGATAAAAAAGATTTTATTTATGGAAAATAATTTTAATATTTTTAAATCTGATGTTAGTGATTTTATCGGTGTATTTGATACTGACTTTAAAGGAAAAGAATTTATTGATTATTTTAAGTTTTTAAAACAAACTAATAATACATTCAGAAGAGATTATGGTTCCAGAAAAAATAGTGTTCTGGATGAAGTTTTATTCGTTGGTACTGAATCATATAGAATTAATACTGATGTTTTAATCTTGGAAAAATATAATGATTTAATGAACTTTTGTTTACGGGAATATGCAAAACAATATCAAGTTTTGCATGATATTAATTGCATTCAGTACACTGTGAATATACAAAGAACAGAAAAATCGGAGGGGTTTCACAATTTTCATTGGGAAAAATCAAATAATTTCCTGACATATACAAGGCATCTAACAACAATGGTTTATTTAAATGATGTTCTAGATGGAGGAGAAACGGAATTTCTTTATCAAAGTAGAAGGGTTAAACCAAGAGAAGGAAGAGTTGTTATTTTTCCTGTTCAGTGGACTCATACTCATCGAGGAAATCCACCACTATCTGGTGAAAAATATATTGCCACTAGTTGGCTTCATTTAAACGATAACAATCTACCAGAGTAAGAATCTATGGAAATCTTAAATTCACCACAAGATTTTTTGTATCATTTGCATACTTGTTCTCCAAATGAAGCAAAAAAAATGTGGAGGAATTCAATAAAAGACAAATGGAATCACCAGTGTGCTTATTGTGGAACAAAAACTGAAGAGTTATCAATTGATCATATTGTCCCACAATCCCTTGGAGGAAATGACCACATAACAAACGTCCTATGTTGTTGTGTAAAATGTAATAGGTCAAAGGGGCATGAACAATGGGAACAGTGGTTTTCCAGACAAAAGTTCTTTACAGAGGAAAGACATAGTGCTATAATAAGTTGGCAGAGACAACTTTTAACTCAAAATTTAAATTTATACAAATATAAACCAAGAAGGAATAAAGTTTTATGAATATAACTGTTTATAGTAGAACTGGTTGTCCATATTGTGACAAAATAAAATCTGTACTTGAACAAAGAAATATCGAGTATACTTTAAATGAACTTGATGTTGATTTTGTTCGTGATGAATTTTATGAAAAATTTGGTGTTGGTGCAACATTTCCCCAAGTAGTTTTGGATGAAAAAAATATAGGGGGATGTACAGACGCAGTAAAATATATGGTAGAAAATAACTTGATCTAAATGTGCCCTATAAATAATTCAGAGCATCCTGGTATTAACCGAGGTGTTGAGTTACTACTTCGAAAAAGGAGGGAAAAAGAGAGTCCAAAAATTAAACAAAAAGTGTTTAATTTTTGTAAGACAATTTCTCTCCTTAAGAGAGAAATTACAATAGATTTAAAATTTTCTATATCTGAAAAGTAATAGTTCTCTCGGAGGAATAACAATGTTAGCAGCAGAACTCACAATTTTTTCTTTAGTTTCTTTTTTATTTTTATTGGTAGGTGGAGTAATTGGTTGGCTAACAAAACAGCATGTATACAGCACTCAGCAGATGCAGGTATATACTCATCCAGAAATGTTTGATAATAATGGGAATATTATTCCAGATGAAATAATAGCAGTACGATTTGAAAATGACCATGACTACGACGAAGACGAAGACGAAGACTGAACCAAAAGCAGTAAAATTGCCACCAAAACCATTTGCCTTTGAAGTGCTTCAACTTGTTTCTAAACAAAGAAGCAATGCAAAAAAAGTGGAAATCCTAAAAGAATATGAACACGAGTCTTTAAAGGCAATTTTTATTTGGAACTTTGATGAAAGTATAATTTCAATGCTTCCCCCAGGTGAAGTTCCATATTTTGGTGATAATGATTTTAAGACTTCAACCATGACTGAAAGAATTCAGCAGGCAGTTGATACAATGGGGGATTTGAGTTCAAGTTCTATTGGTGCATCTGATCAAAAACATACAGCAATTAGGACTGAATATACAAAGTTTTATAATTTCATCAAAGGTGGTAATGACTCTTTGAGTTCTCTGCGAAGAGAAAATATCTTTATTAATCTTTTGGAGGGTATGCATCCTCTAGAATCAGAAATTATTTGTTTGTGTAAAGATAAAAAACTTCAAGAAAAATATAAAATTACCAAAGAGATAGTATCTCAAGCATATCCTGACATTACTTGGGGTGGAAGAGGATAATGAAAATACTTCATCAAGATTGTAGTCCAGAAATAGCAAATGATAGAAGTTTACCTTACAATACATATCTTGTTAATTATATCGATGATGAAGTAAAAAAGTATGATCTTGTATTAACAAATAAAAAAATAGATATTTTTGATTACTATTGGGATAGGTATAGGGATGGATTGTTATCATTTAAACAATCTGAAGGAAGAGCAAATCCAAAACTTTGGAATATTGAACCAAAGGTTTCTAACAAAAAGAAAAAATGAAAGAAAAATTTGAAGATGTTCTTAGAAAAGAACTTAAAAAAGAATTTGAACATCAGTTAAACGTTCAATTGAATGAATCAGAATTAAAAAAAGTAATAAAAGATTATAAGAAAATTAAAAAATTCCAAAAAACTCCTTTGTATGAAGTAATGCAAATGGATAAAAAGGAAAAGGAACTCGATTGATACAAAATTAAATTTTGTATCATATTTTACAAAAGTGTTTGGATATATATGGTAACTAGGGGTAAAATAATCCCCTAACGTTCATCCTATGACTAAAGCACTTTTGCTTTTAGCATGGGTTCCACTTCTTTTTATTTCTACGACACAATTTGCTATATCTAATCAAGTGACAATAAGTTGTGACGCAGCGTGGGAACTAATGGACATCGTTAAAAACGACGATGTAGTAGACCAGAGAAAAGAAGACCGATTGCTATTAGAACTCCGAAAGGATGTTGTGAAACTTAAGTGCTAAACAATTCAATAGGACGGAAGTAAGCCGACTCGGAACGGAACGTTCATCCTCTTAGAGGACGCAAAAGCCGACTGAAGGAACGCTCTTTAACTTAAAAACTAAGGAGAACCCTAATGTCTAAAGTCGTATACCGTGGTGTTGAATATGATACGCAAAAGCGTTTAGAATATCAACAACAGATGATGCAACAACCTCAACAATACAACGAAACCTATCGTGGTGTTAAATTTGTAAAGGAGGGGCACAAATGAATACTTACTTCGTTCGTTATCTTAAGAAAAAAGCAAAGAAGGAACAACTCCTTCACAATGCACAACTGAATATGGCAAAGCAACCACAAGTTGTTTGATGCTCTGGGGGGATTGACTTTCCCCCCTTTTTTATGTAAAATGATAGAAAGAATTTATCCAAATGGACAAAGATAAATTAAAATTAATTATTAGAAACTTAGAACTTTTGGTTGACTCATTAAAAGTAGAAGTTTATTCTGATGTAAATTCTTATACAGAAAACGTAAACTTAATTGAAAAACAATCAAGAAGTTTACATGATTACGACGAAATTTTTGAAGATGATGATGGATACCCAGACTAATATGACACAACTTGTTAAACTTATTTCAGTAACACCAGATGCAGAGAAGCACATGGCATACTGTGCTCGTGTTTCAAATCCAGCAAACCAAGAAAATGAAAAGTTTTCTGGACTCCTTAAATACTGTATTCAACATCAGCATTGGAGTATCTTTGAACAAGCTTCAATGACTGTTGAGATTAATACCACAAGAGGTATAGCAGCTCAAATTTTGCGCCACCGTTCATTTACATATCAAGAATTTTCACAAAGATATGCTGATAGTTCTTTGCTTGGGAATTCTATTCCTGTGCCAGAACTTCGTCGTCAAGACGACAAAAATCGTCAAAACAGTATTGATGATGTTGATCCATTTATTGTTCAAAAGTTTCAAATTTTGATGCAGGACCATTTTAAACATTCAATGGATCTGTATCAACAAATGCTTGATGCTGGAATTGCAAAGGAGTGTGCAAGGTTTGTATTGCCCCTAGCAACTCCTACAAGACTCTATATGACGGGTTCGGTAAGGTCATGGATCCATTATATTGATTTGCGTTCTGGGCATGGCACCCAAAAAGAACACATGGATATTGCAAATGCTGTTAAGTGTATTTTTACATGTCAGTTTCCTGCAGTATCCGAAGCACTTGGGTGGACTCGTGAAAATTGCCCAGAATGCTCAGATGCCCCCTCAATTATTATAGAATAAATATTAATATGGTGATTTCATAACTTATGGCGACTTATCCTGTTATTCATAAAGAAACTGGTGAACAAAAAGAAGTGAAAATGAGTGTTCACGAATGGGACCAGTGGAAAAAAGATAACCCAGATTGGGATAGAGACTGGTCTGACCCATCAACTTGCCCTGGAAGTGGTGAAGTTGGTGAATGGAAAGACAAACTTGCAAAATCAAAACCAGGGTGGAATGAAGTTCTGCAAAGAGCATCGAAAATGCCTGGAGCTCGTGTAGGAAAAATTTAATGGCAAGAAAAAGAAGAAATCCCGACCAACCAATTGGAGTTGGCATGACTGCAAAACAGATGAGAAGGAAAAGACCTCTCAATGCTGATCTTTTAATTGATATTGAACCATTAACAGAGAATCAAAAGAAACTTTTTGATTCATATTCAAAGGGAAAACATTTGGTGGCTTATGGTGCTGCTGGAACAGGAAAAACTTTTATTACTTTATATAATGCATTGAAAGAAGTTTTGAATGAAATTACACCATATGAACAAATTTATATTGTCCGTTCTCTGGTAGCAACAAGGGAAATTGGATTCCTTCCTGGAGATCATGAAGATAAGTCTTCACTTTATCAGATTCCATATAAGAACATGGTTAAATACATGTTCCAACTTCCAACAGAAACTGATTTTGAAATGCTTTATGGTAATCTAAAGCAGCAAGAAACAGTTAAATTCTGGAGTACATCATTTGTTCGTGGTACTACTTTAGATAATTCAATCATTATTGTAGATGAGTTTCAAAACATGAATTTTCATGAATTGGATTCAATCATCACTCGTGTTGGTGAAGATTCTAAAATCATGTTCTGTGGTGACGCATCTCAATCTGATTTAACAAAATCAAATGAAAGGAATGGAATTAGTGATTTTATGGATATCTTGAGAAAAATGCCTTCTTTTGATATAATTGAGTTTGGTATTGATGACATTGTTCGTTCTGGACTTGTTAAAGAATATCTGATTGCAAAAATGGAATCTGGTTTGAATGGATGATAATTTAAAACTTGATGGTAGGTTTAGTCACATTGTTTCCATTACTTCAGTAACTTCTTTTAAAAATAGGCAATTTTTTGCTGATTGGAGAAAAAAAGTCGGAGAAGAAAAAGCAGATAAGATTACACGACAAGCAACTAGTCGTGGAACTGATATGCACAGTCTGGTTGAAAATTATCTTTATAATATTCCAGAACTGCCTAAAGTTCAACCATTATCAGAATTTTTATTCAAGATTGCAAAACCAGAGTTGAATAAGATAAATAATATTCATGCTTTAGAGAGTTCTCTTTACAGTAAAGTACTTGGAGTTGCTGGTACTGTAGACTGTATTGCTGAATATAATGGTGAATTGGCAATTATAGACTTTAAAACTTCTAAAAAACCAAAACCAATTGAATGGATTGAGCATTATTTTGTCCAATGTGCGGCATATGCCTGCATGTTTTATGAGTTAACTGAAATACCAGTTAAAAAATTAGTAATTTTAATGGCATGTGAAAATGGAGAATGTATTGTCTATGAAGAGTACGATAAACAAAAATATATTAAGTTGCTCGCAAAATACATTAGAGAGTTTGTTAACAGTAAACTTAATTAACATGGAAAATAACATTAAAGATGTAATTAAAGATAAGTTTCTATGTCCACAAAAGTTTGCTCAAGATATTGAAAGCATTGTAAAAATTTCTAAAATTAGTTACATTGATGCTATTGTTACTTATTGCGAGGAAAATTCAATAGAAATAGAGACTGTTCCAAAATTAATTCCAAAACCACTTAAAGAAAAAATAAAATACGAAGCTACAAAATTGAATTTTCTTAAAAAGACTAGTAGGGCAACTTTGAACTTTTGAACCGTGACTCCCTTTGATGTTTACAAAACTTATTTGGCTATAAAAAATCACTTTACAAAAGAAAAATATGATTATTTTAAGTATTGCGGAAGGTCAAGAGCATCTATAGATTCATATAACAAAAGAAAAGATAGATACTTTTTTGAAAAATTATCTCGTCAAAAAACAGATGACGAGATAAAATTTTATTTTGTTGCTAGTTTTATAGAATGCACAGATCCCCAATCTTTATGGATTGGGGAAATAATTTCCAATGGGGAAAAAAATTATACTGAGTGGTTAAAAAAATATCAGAGTCTTACTTATTTGTTTAAAACAGAAAGTGAGATTTTTATTTCTAAGGATAGTTTGGACCATTTATTTACATGCAAACCAAATAAACATCCAGAGATATTAAAAAAGTATTTGCAAAATGCAATTACTTTGGAAACTATGGTAATACTTGATTCTATTCTTGGATATGTTTCAAAATTTGATAAAAAAATTTTAGATCCAGTGTGGGAAACCGTAAGTCTTAAAATTAAAAAATATAAACCATTCCTAAATATTGATGAGGCAAAATTTACAAAAATCTTAAAGGAGATAGTATTATGACTAGATTTTTTGATTCAGAGATGGTCAGAAAATCTGTATTAGAATTAGAAGAAATTCAACAAAAACTTTTTGAACAAGTTTTGAATCTTTCATTCTATGATAATAATGGTAAAAAAGAACATCTTGAATTGATGAAGGAGTTTCTTGAAAAACAAAAACTTTTTATCTTTAGATTATCTTTGTCTGATGATCCAGAAGCAATTGAAATGAAAAAGAGAATTATTGATTCTGCTAAATTATTTGGTTTGGCAGAAGATGGGACCGTGAATGATTTCTTTGAAATGCTTGAATCCAATATTGAGTCTCTTGAGAAAACCCTTGACGACTGACCCATTGCCTGATACAATTAATACGTACCAATACAGTACATACACGTTCAATACTACTAATACGGAGAATACGAATGTCTTTTGCTGATCTTAAAAAGCAATCTAAAATGGGTTCTCTCACCGAGAAACTCATTAAACAAGTAGAAAAACTGAATGATAGTGGTTCCAAGGATGATGACCGTTTTTGGAAACCTGTTATGGATAAGAGCGGTGTAGGTTCCGCAGTTATCCGTTTCCTCCCTGCCCCCGAAGGTTGTGAACTGCCTTGGGCACAAGTATGGTCTCACGCATTCCAAGGTACTGGTGGTTGGTTGATTGACAATTGCCTCACTACTCTTGGTCAGCAATGTCCTGTTTGCGAGAAGAACCGTGTTCTCTGGAACTCTGGGTCTGACCGTGATAAGGAAGAAGCACGTAAGCAAAAGCGTAAACTTTCCTACTACGCAAACATTTATGTTGTCCGTGACCCTGCCAATCCTGACAATGAAGGTAAAGTCTTCCTTTATAAGTTTGGTAAGAAAATCTATGACAAGATTCTTGCAGCAATGCAACCTGAATTTGAAGATGAAACTCCTATCAATCCATTTGATTTCTGGACTGGTGCTAACTTCAAACTGAAACTGGTCAAGAAGGATGGTTACTGGAACTATGACAAGTCTGAGTTTGCATCACCTTCCCCTCTTCTTGATGGTGATGACGATGAACTTGAACGCATCTATAAGTCTCTGAGTAATCTGAATGACTTCACAGATCCTAAAGAATTCAAGTCATATGATGACCTGAAGAAGCGTCTTGAGTATACTCTTGGTCTTCGTGGTACTCCTAAGAATCAAGACCCTGAAGTTGTTGCTGAAGAGGAAGATTGGGAACGTGAACGTCGTGGTGAATCTACTAGTTCGTCTTCATCTCGTTCTGCATCTTATGATGATGTCAGCAGTATTTCATCTTCGTCCTCCGATGATGAAGATGATGATGCTCTGAGTTATTTTCAGAAACTAGCAGAATCCTGATGAGGTGCTTGATTTTTCTTTTTGTAATTTGTATTGCATCTCCATCTTATTCCATAACTTGGAATGAGTTTTGGAGACCATTTAAAAATGGTGGATACTATACAAATTATTATCCAAGATATTATGGAAATTGCAGAAGAGAAGTCTTTCGTGAAGAGGTAGTTTCTGGTGATGGTAGGATTCAACCATATGTTAGAACATTCAAAGAGGTTGAATACTACCCCTGTTGAAAAATGCCCTTTAAATTAAAAAAAGGGTCTAAAAAATTTCCCGCAAATTTTTCTTCGTGAAGGTTTGCGGGATTTTTTTATCTATTATTTCTTGGGTTATATGTTCTCTTAGTACTTGAATCTACGTATTGCGATGACCTATCATATTTCATCATGTTCTTCATATCATAAGTGACTGAACCAATATATTCTGGTCTTAGTACAAGTATTGTTCTTTTCTTTTCATTCTCTTTTACTTCAAATTCGTAATTTGTTACAGGAGTAACCACATTCTTGACAGTTTGTATTGCACCATTAGTGTCAAGATACTCTAGTATCTGACTATCAGATTCAATAAAAACTTTCATTCCAGGATAGGGGAATTTCATACTGGTAATTCGTTAGTAAATTTGAAGGTTGGTTGTAGAACACCATTAATTAGAGTTCCAGTGATTTCATAAAGTCTCTCTGGTATTCTTATTTTTGTATCTGTTATGGCATCAGTTAATTTTACTTCAACTTCATTTCCATTTCTTTGTTTTATCTTTAAGATTCCACCCCAACTATAAGGCCAATCCGCCAAACTATTTAATATAGTTACATCACCAAATCCATTCGATGTTTTGGATTTTATTTTTAAAAAAGAAACGTTTGTCTGAATATCTGTGACTAGATATTCACTAGATCTAATATCTCTTCCATAAATCGTAAGTTTTTGGCAAAGATTAATAGTGATGACAGTATTGCTCTTTCCACTTGGAAATGAATTTAAGAGATATTCATTTGAAGTTTCATTTGTTTGTATTACTTCAGATTTTGCAGGATCTATCTGCAATCCACCTTCAATAATAATTCTTCCATATTCGTCTTTATACTCTACAGTTTCATAATGATGGGTTTTCTGCAATTCTTCGTCAGATCCATACTTCTGGAGCATATATTTGTATAATGAGTCATTATCCAATGGCCACTCATTATTCACATTTTTAATATTATTTGTAAGTAACAAAATCCAGTCTAATTGTGGGTCATTATATAGTTTTTGTGCAATCTGTTCTGGTCTTTCGTTATCTTGTATTTGATAATAAGTAAATGCAGTTGAAAACTCTGCAACGTCACCTCTTAGTTTTGCTCTCCTGAAAAAGTTTTTTGCAGTAGTATATTCATCAATGTAATTTCTTACGTTGAATGGTGATGGATATTCTAAATTTGGAAGTTCTCTGAAATATGCCATATTAGTAACCTACGTCGTCTGCTTCGATTGGATCTAAATCTGGATAACCTTTTAACTTTTCAAATATTTCTGTTTGATAATCTGATTCGAATATTGGTTCCAATTCAGTAAATCCCATACCCAAATTTACAGATACTGGTTGTCCTTTGTCATATGCAGACCATTGGCCATCTGGAGTATAATTTACAGCAAATCCAGTTAATGCACATAGTTTAAATCTGTTCATACCAGATATTGCTTTTCCATTAGCAGTTGTATAACGTAATTTGAATATATTTGGACTTCCTAGTAGTGAAGATGATGCGCCAGCACCAGATGTTGAATTTAATTTTCTGGCTGCCATACCCTGTTTAAATAATCTTATGATTCTTCTCACTGTTCTTGCTTCTCTTTCACTTCTTGGACTCATTCTCCAAGAAAATTCAAAACTTCTGAGTTTTGGTGAATTAAATAATAATTCCATATTGGAATTTGGGACAATACCAAATCCTCTAGCTAATATAGTTTCTGGTGGAACATCTACACCTGCTTGTTTGAGAGAAAGTGAAGCAGTTAATGCCTGTATTTGTTTCAATACTGATGGATCTTTTATATCTTTTGCAATTTCTTTTATTAAATTTAAATAATATACTGCTCCAGATCCACTTACATTTGTGAATTTCGATTGAATGGCATCTATCACTGCTGCAGCACCTGCTGCTGGTAAATTACTTGATGCAGTTGCTAATATAGCAGCAGTAAGATTATTCATAGAATCTTCCTGCCAAGCAACTGCATTTGAATCCGAAGCATTGTTTGGTATTGGAAGTATAACTGTTCCTATAGGTTTTTCTTTTCCGAATTTAGCACCAGACAATCTTTGCAGTCCTTTTGTTACAATGTCACCAATATTTCCATTAAATAAATCTTCTCCACTTGGAGAAGAATAGTTATACATTGTTATTCGAAGAGTATCTTGTTTACTTTCGAGAATGTCACGAGGGTAAACCAATAATTTTTCGGTAATTACTGACTGAGTTCCAAACAAATCTTTTTCATTTACACTAGGAAAATCTAGTGGTTCGTTGAATGCTGTTAAAGAACCTGGGGGAGCCGCAGCAAGTTGTCCTCCAGGAACAGCAGTGGCAATCCCAGGATTTGTCCCTGGAAAAAAGTTATTAATTCCTGCAGTTCCTTTTGGATCTAATGCGGTTTTATTGAGTTTTAGACCAGCATTTGAACCCCCTCCTTTTGCATATGCTGCAGCAGTTTTTCTTCTTATATCTTCACTTATTTGATTTGCTAGTGCTGTTGGTTTTCCGTCTTTAAATAACTGTGGATCTCTCAGTGCATCACCATACCAACTTCCATTTTTATAAAAAACTGCCAATCCAATTCCAATATCATAACTTCCACCTAAACCTTTTTGCTTAAGTTCATAATCACCAGTATCTGGGTCATATCTTAATCCGAATCCCAATGGAACTCCAAGAGGGGCAATTCCTGATACGTAATAGTTGTCCTTTAGTAACTTATATCCCATTAAGGTGCGTCCCAGACTCGGTATTTTGGTACGGATTGTCCGTTTTTATCGACAAATTGTTCTGTTGGTAATAATGAAACACCAACCCAATCATTTTTTGGGACTTTAAATAATTCACTCATTACACCAGAAAAAAGATATTTGTGAATAGTCTTTTTTGGTGCGTTAGAAATTCCTGTTTTATTTAGGAGTGATTTGGCAAATCCTCCTCTGTATTGTGGATTTAAGTAATGAAGATTAATTCCAACAAAACTTCCTTCTCTTGGATTTACATCCACAATAAATGAAAGTGGATGCCTATCCCACCAAGGATATTTTTGTGGATATTTTGCAGAATATAAGAAAAAAACTAAATCACCAGGAACTATAAAGTTTGTATCAAATTCATGTATATTTTTTTTCTGATAATTTCTCAATTCGTTCATAGTAGCATTTGTCCACCAATTGCTACTTCTGAATTTTTTTCCCGCTTGTTGTTTTATGTCCTCTGATATCATCGTACTGGTATCCCTAATTCTTTTTCTGTTAGAATTCTAAATTCGTACTTTCTATCTTCGCAAAATTCTCTTGCTGCTTTCCATTTTGCTTGATTGACTGCCCAAGTTTTAACTCTAAATGCCCAAGATTTTGTTTTTCTTTTTGGATTTTGTTCAGGCATTTTCAAATCTTTTTCTGGTTTTATCTCAATAACTAAAGTGCGATTTTGTCCATTTTTATCTTTATATTTTACAAAAAAGTCTGGAAAATAACGATGAACTTTATTATCTATTGGAGAAATATATGGTATAAAAAATTCTTCTGACCTCCACTCATTCACACTTTCAGTAAGGTCACAATATTGCATAAACTTCAATTCATAAGAAGACCTATAAATTATTTTTGTTGGATCTCCCTTGTATTTTTCTGGTTTTTGTGGTCTAAACTTTCCTTGTCTATAACCAGAATCATCCTTATGTGGCATACATAGTATAGGTATTTTTTAAGTATTTATAAATGGCACAGGAGAACTCTGCAGGCAAGCCAGAGATAGGACCATTTTATGTTAAGATGACTACCCCAAGGTCAGATTCAAACCTCGTTGGATTTGATGGTGCTAGAGATATTTTTGGTGCATTATCAATTACCAGTCAATTCAAAGTTGCTTTGCATTTGACTAATAGCACTTCTAATGATGATAAGTTGATGCAATGGTTGACAAAATCTAATGTCACTAAGGATCCAATAAAAAATGCTTATTATGACTTTTACTGTGCAGAGGCAGTTATTCCAGGAGCAACATTTGAGGTTACTGAAGAAGCAGGAAGTCGTCAGGGAGTCATTGAAAGAATACCAACAAGAAGAGTTTACGCACCAGTAACGTTAACATTTTATGTCGATAAAGATTATAATTTAATCCGTCTTTTTGAAGAATGGATGAATTTTATCAATCCAATTTATGGAATGGATGGAAATGAACCTGATGGAAGATTTGGTCCTAGTATAAATGGATTTGGTGATTCTAAAAATAGAAATGATTTTTTTAGAATGAGATATCCAGAGGAATATAAAAGAATTATAAGTATTGTTAAATTTGAAAGAAATTTTCTTCTAAGTCCAAATACAGATGCAGGACAGTTAGGAGATGTTCCGACTATTACTTATAGATTGATAGATGCATTTCCAACAAATATTACAGCAATGCCAGTATCATATGAAGGTAGTACAATAACTAAGACGACAGTTGAATTTAGTTATTCCAGATATGTCTATGAAAAAAACTATGGCAGAGGAAACCCTTTATAAATAATTTTACTGAGTTTTTTATTGGGATATTATGCCTTTACCAAAGATTTCTACACCAACATATGAGTTGGAATTGCCTTCAAATGGAAAAACGATTAAATACAGACCATTTTTAGTAAAAGAAGAGAAAATTTTAATTATTGCATTAGAATCCCAAGATACTAAGCAAATTACTACTGCAATAAAACAAGTACTAAAGGAATGCATTTTAACAAAAGGAGTTAAAGTAGAAGAATTACCTACTTTTGATATCGAATATGTATTTTTAAATGTAAGAGGAAGGTCAGTTGGTGAAAATATTGACCTTATAGTTACATGTTACGACGACGAAGAAAATACTCAAGTTCCAGTAACAATTTATGTTGATGAAATAAAAGTACAAAAAAATCCAGAGCATTCTGCAGATATCAAGTTAGATACTAACTTGATAATGAGAATGAAGTATCCTTCATTGGAACAATTTATTAAAAATAATTTTGATTTCAGTGATGCACAAAGTGAAAGTAACATTGAAAAGTCTTTTGATATTATTGCATCTTGTATTGATATGGTTTATAGTGATGAAGAGTCTTGGGCAGCAGCAGATTGTACAAAGAAAGAGTTAATTGATTTTATTGAGCAAATGAATTCTCAACAATTCAAAAAAATCGAACAATTCTTTGACACAATGCCAAAACTTTCACATACACTAAAAGTTAAGAATCCAAAAACAGGAGTAGTAAATGAAGTAACGTTGGAGGGATTGACAAGTTTTTTCGGTTAATTATGTCTCATATGGATCTTGAGGCATACTTCAGAATTAACTTTGCCCTCATGCAGTTCCATAAATATTCTTTGACTGAGATTGAAAATATGATGCCCTGGGAAAGGGATATTTACGTTGGATTATTGCAACAACATATAGAAGAAGAAAAATTGAAGCAAAAACAAGCAAATGGCAATTAAGTCTGCCCTTAGACCAGAATCCATAGTCAGAACAAGACCAAAAAGTGTCCAATCTGCTCAGAATTTTATTTCTGGTGGGACACCACTTGGGTCTTCTGTTGTTTCTTCGGCAGCAAATAAAATCGTAGGGTTTCAACGTGCAGCAGTAAAACCAGTAACCCCAGATATTAATTCAATTGTTAGTACTATTTCTTCTAATATTTTAAATCAAGTTGATAATAGTATTAGAAATGCCACAAATATAACAAATAGGCAAGTAGACGGTAAACTAAAGCAAGTAGCAGCAAATATAACAAATCAAGTACAACAAGTAAAACAAGAACAAACAAATCAAGTAACTCAACTTCAAACTGTTGTTCAAAATATTCGTCAACAAACTAATAATTTTGTAAAGCAACTTTCTGAAAATTATAAAAAAAGAGTTCAAGATGTTGATACCGCAAAACCAATTGGTATATTAGATAAGTTTTTAAAAGCATATCAAAATGCAATTAGTTTTATTCAATTCTTTGGAAATGCGAAGAATATTAAGCAGTTAAGAGAAGGTCTGCAAACACTTAAGACTTCTTTTACTGAAAGTTTTGAAATTGCAAAGTTAATTAGACAGACAATTTTAAAAATTGTCACTCAATTATCAAATTTACCAAAAGCAACACCAGGTGGAAGTCCTGGATTAAATTTAGATATTGATGTTCCAGGTGGAGCACTAAAAAGAACTACTCCTCGAAATGCAAGATCTGTAGGTAGAAGAGGTGCAGGAATGCTCGGTTTAGGATTAGGTGCAGTTGCTGCAGGCACTGCAGTTAATGCTCTTTCGGATAGTGATAGACTCCAATCAATGCCTCAAGTAGTGGGTGGATTGACAGGAGGAATTATGGATTCATTTGCATTTATTGTGAATAAATTTGCAAATGCTGTAGAAGAGATGATAAAGGGTGGCACAAAAAAAGAAACACCATCAACTCAACCTGCTCCTTCTTCTGGTGGAGCACCTTCTAAACCTAAATCTGGTGGAGGTGGTGGAGGTTCCATGGGAGCAGGAGATGTTACTGCAGACACCCAAGAAGAAAAATCATGGTTACAAACTATTAGAACAGCAGAAGGAACTGCTGGGGCAGGAGGTTATGGAAAAGTCTTTGGTGGACAGGTAGTTAAAGAACTTGAACAAGGACAATTAACTATTGAAGAAGCTGCAAAGATGTCTGAAACTGGAAAACTTCCAGATAGACTCGGAGGAAAACAAATATCGTATGGAAAATATGGTGGAAGGATAAGTGGGGCCACTGGTGCATACCAATTCATGCCCGATACATTAAGATCTGCAGCACGCAGAGCAGGAATAGATTTAAATACACCAATGACTCCTGAGATCCAGGACAAATTGGCGTTGGCACATTTACAAGCAATTGGAATTGATCCAACAAAAAGAGCTACTGAAGCAACAATTAGAAAAGCAGGTGGAAGTGCTGGTTGGGCAGGAATTCATGGAGAAGCAACTGGTCAAACATCTAGAACTGTAGCAGATAGTTTAAGGATATATAACAAATATTATGGTTCCACACAAGCAAAACCAGATAAAGGAATGGGAATGCTTGAGGGTATTGACCCCTCAATGATTGATGCGGGACAAAGAAAGGCATTGGGAATCAATATCTCACAACCACCACCATCACAAGCAAAACCATCTATAGTTTCACTTCCACTTTCTGGTGGACAACAAACAAGTCAACCACAATCTGGAGGTGGTGGTGGGCAAATGGTAATCCCACCAGAGCAAAAAGGACCATCAGTTCCATTACTACCATCTTCTGATGATAGCAATTTCTTAACAATGTATTCAAAGATAGTCTATAATATTATTGACGGATAATGGCAAAAACTATTTCTTCTCCACTAGTTTCATCTTTTAATAGCATTGCTTCTTTAGGTGGTAATACTAAACGTAATCTGACAAAAATGCAGTCAGAGTACAAGGCATTTTCCACACTTTTAGTAAAAGAAACTAAAGCACTTGAAGTTATCAAATTACCACCAAAAAGAAAGATAAAAGAACTTGCAAATTTAAATATTGCTAATAACTTTGGCAATATTGGTAATCTTTTACGTTCTTTAGTTGGTGGTGCTCTTGATGTTGGTGGTTTCCTTGGAAGTATGTTTCCAGGGAAAGGAAAATTAGGAGAACCCGATAAAGCAGTTGGAAAACCAGCAAAACCAATTCCAAGTGGAAAGGGATTGAGATTTGGTGGATTGAGATCTATTGGAATTGTTAATAGTATATTTGCTGGACTGGACTTTGCAACTGGACTAGCAGAAGGAGAAAGTATAGGTAAATCTGCTGCTGGAACTGGTGGTGCTCTTGCTGGAAGTTTGCTTGGAGGTGCTATTGGGCAGTCCCTCATACCAATCCCTGGAGTTGGATTTGTGATTGGAAGCATGGCAGGCAATTTCCTTGGAGGATATGCCGCAGATAGAGCATATGAAGGTGTAACGGGAGAAAAGTCATTAGAACAAAAACAGCAAGAAAGACTTAAAGCACAGGAACAAAAACAAAAAGGTCTTGCTGAAGGTGGAGGAAGTTTAAAAGAGTCAATGAATAGACTGGGAAGTGCTGTTAATAAATTTAGTGAGTTTGCTTCTGGTTTTTCTATGGATGCTGGGTCACCTATAGGTGAAGGAACTCAAACTGATATAACTTCTACAGATCCCAACGACACTGGTGGTGGGGTAACAGATGGAGCAGCAGATGCAAATTATCCTGGTTTTGATAATGTTGAGAGAGTTGCTCCATTTGTTACTGGTCATGTGAGTACATATCCAGGAGCACAATTTGGTGCTGGAAGACCAAGTGGTAGAATTCATGGTGGACAAGATATTGCGGATCAAAGTTCTGGTGACCCAGTTTTATCTGCAATGGCAGGAACAGTAACTCAAGTTGGACGTGGATATCCATGGCAAAAAGGTGGTGGAAGTAGTCAAACTATTACCATTAAACATAAAGATGGAAGCATGACAAGATATGTTCATGTTATGGCAAATGTATCTGCTGGACAAGAAGTTAAAACAGGTGAAAAAATAGGAACAGTTTCTCCTGCAGATAAAGCAAGTTCTGAGGGATTTCCTCATTTGCACTTTGAGTTATATAATTCAGCAGGAAAACTAATTGACCCAAGACCATTTTTAAGAACTTCCCCCAAGACACCAAAAATATCCCCAATTAAAACTGGGACACCAGCAGTTGCACCAACATCAAATGGTCAAGCAGGAAAGTTTAGTGCAAATGATATTATGTCAGCACCAATGTTGACAATTGGAGATAGCATTGCAAAAGGAGTAAAAGATCAAACTGGAGGTGCTGGATCTGCAACTGTTGGAGCAAATCCTAAAGATGTTCTTGGTATGATGCAATCTCAAGACATGAAAGGAAAACTTGTTAGATTATCATCTGGAATATCTAATGAAACAGGTGATTTATCAACAGTACGACAGCAATTACAGTATGCCCAAAAGATGGGGGCAAAGGGAGTTCAATTAATGGGAACAAGTGTAGATAGGGGAGATTTATCTCCATTGAATGCAAAGTTACAAGCATTAGCAAATGAATTTCCTGGATTTGTTCAATTTACTGGTGGGTTCAATGCTGCTGATAAAATTCATCCAGACTATAAAAAGTATAGTCAAAAATTACAGAATATGATGAAAGGTGGAATGGGAGGGGAAGGAGTGGACATGTCTAAATTTGCTCCAGGTGCTCTTTCTAAATTAGAAAATTACCCAGAATATAATGCTCCAGGTTCATCAATTGTTTTAGTTCCTATTGGTGGACAATCTGCACCTTCGGGGTCTAATGCTCCAATGACTGTTACTAGTGCTGGAGGTGGTGGAACTCCTCCCCCAATGATTATGGGAAAATCACAGGCACAGGTGGTAAATAGTTTAATGAAAACTCTTCTTCTCACAAATCTTTCACAAACATAATGTCAAATCCATTTATAACAGGTTTAACATATAATTTTGTTGTCATAGAGTCTCTTGACGGCAAGAAAAAAATTGACATTACAAATTCTGTTTTGTTTGCAGATTATTATGAAGATATACTTTCACCTTGTGTCACCATGAGTATGATGATACAGAATTCGACTTCTCTTTTTAATTTTTTACCGATAAGAGGAGGAGAAAGAGTATCATTTAGTGTTCAGACTGGATCTGGTGAATTTACCTTAGATGAAAAATTTTCTATGTATGTTTTCAAGGTGAGTGATATTATTGCCGAAGACATGAAAGAAATGTTCACATTGCATTTGACTTCAAGAGAAGGAATCACAAATGAAACGACAAGATGCTTTAAAAAATATGAAGGAAATATCAAAACAACAGTAGAATCTATATTAAAGAATGATTTAAAAAGTGAGAAATATGAAACTAAGAATATTGAAAGTACATCAAATAGCTATAATTTTATTGGCAACACAAGAAAACCATTTACGGTATTAACTTGGTTGGGACCAAAAGCAATGCCAAATGCATCTGGTGGTGTTTCTGGAAAAGGAAACAGTGGAGAAGCAAAAGGAACTTCTGGTTATTTGTTCTATGAAAATAAAGAAGGATTCAATTTCAAAAGTATTGATAGTTTAGTTTCTAGTACTCAAATTGGATCTTCTTCGGCAGATTCTAAAACCATATCAAAGTATGTTTACACTGGAGTAGTCGAAGCAAGTAAAGTAGAAAATGCATTTATAATTTTAAACTATAATATAGAAAAAAATATTGATTTATTAAAGAGTCTAAGAGTCGGAATGTATTCAAATAAAACATACTTTTATGATTTTTATACTGGTCATATGGACATTTACACTTATAAACTGAAAGACCAAATCAAAAATACATTAGGAACAGATGATACGATAGCAGTTTCTAAAGAACTTGGTGATTCGTGGACAAGAATAATGGTCAGAACTTCTGATAGAGGTGTTTTAGATAAAGAAACTGTAGTAAAAGAATCAGGAAGAGATGTTGCGGATATGGCAAAATCTGCATCAAGATATAACATTTTATTTACTCAGTCACTAAATATGGTAGTACCATGTAACATTAAACTAAAAGCTGGTGACGTAATTCAAGCTGAATTTCCTGCAATCGAAGTAACCGATAAAAAACAAGCTGACAAACAACAAAGTGGAAATTATTTAATTAAAGAATTAAGACACCATTTTGAACTGAATCAAGTAGTGACAAGTTTAAAATTGATTCGTGATAGTTATGGATTATATGGGTCTTCTAACCGATAAAAACTATGGAACTTCAACAGACCATCAATGATATTTGCGAGGAACTAGAAAGTCCTGCAATAAATAAACAAAGAAAAAGATATTTGGACAATTATCTTTTAGAACTTTTAGAATATCAAAAGCATAATCCAGACACTCTTGATTGTCCAACTCATCTAGAGTTGTACTGTGATTTAAACCCAGGCGCACCCGAATGCAGAATTTTCGATGATTGAAGGATCTTTATTAAAATCAAACTATCTTGGAAAAGATGGATTTATTTGGTGGATAGGACAAGTTGCTCCAGCAAAAGTCTGGAGAGATGAGAAATCTTGGCCAGATGCTGGTAAAAATAAAAAAGGAGAAAAGAGTGGTAGTTGGGCATATCGTTGTAAGGTAAGAATTATTGGGTATCATCCATTTGATAGAAATGTCCTTCCAGACAACGATTTGCCTTGGGCACACGTATTAACCACTGGAGCAGAAGGAGCAATTCAAGGAGGTGTTGGACAAACACTGAGATTGACTGGTGGGGAAACTGCCTTTGGTTTCTTCTTGGATGGTGATGATGGACAACAACCAGTAGTTGTCGGTTGTTTGCATAGAAATGAAAGTGTTGAAAATTTCCCATCAGAATCAATTGCCGATCAACTAAGACCCTTTACTGGTCATACTGGACCATTGAGGCAAGGAGCAACGCAGATAAGAAAGCAAAATGATGGTGTTCAAGGTGAACCAAAAACATCAAACTCAATAACAGATATTGCTTTCTCTAAAGATATTGGTGATTTATCACAAACAACTAGAGAAGAAAATAAATCAGGAGCAGATCAATTTATCCGAGAAGATTATGCATCTCAGCAATTTGCTGCAGAGGTTGGTGAAGTTTGTATTGTTAGAGAAAATGGATGTAATGATAATTTAATTGGGAAAATATCAAAAATATTACAAGAATTTATTCAATTTGTAGGAAGAATACAAGATTTTATTGGAACTTATATTGACCCAATATTAAACGAGTTTGTTGATATAGTTAATGAAATACGAGGATTTGCTAGAAGAATCGTTGGAGTTGTAAAATTCATAATCAATAATCTTCGTGGTTCAATCATTAAATTGGTAACAAACTTATTTCGTGATTTTATCGCAAAGGTTCTGCCACTACCACAACACCCACCAGTAGCAGAAGCAACGAAAAATATCATCAATATTATTTTCTGTTTATTTGAAAAATTAATTCCATTAATTATAGATTATATTGTTAATCTTTTGACCAATATGATTGGTAAAATAATCAATGCACCATTGTGTGCTGTTGAAGAATTTACTGCAGCAATTCTTGGGAAGTTGATGGAATTTATTGAAGACCTTCTTGGTCCAGTCATGTCTGGATTGAATTGGTTAATTGGTGGAATTGGAAAGATAAGTAATGTCTTGGGACAAATCTCATCTATTGCACAACAGATTCTTAATTTTATTGGGTGCGATCAATTAAAATGCGAAACTGCCACTCAATGGTGTGCTGATGGTGGAGCATCTAAAAAAGGAAAAGATAGTTGGTCTAGAACCCTTAAAAAGTTAAACTTTATGAAAGGAGTTAACCAAAGCATTGATGATGCTATTGGATCTACTTCATTGTTTGGATATACTGGACCATCACCATTTAGAGACTGTTCACAAAGAGTAAATAATCCAACAAATCAAATAGACAAAACAAAACTTCCAACAGGAATGGTATACTCTTCATGTATACCTCCGACACTTGAAATATTTGGAACAGGAATTAACGCACAAGCAATTCCTATTGTTGGAAATGATGGTAAAATATTGACTGTTGAAATATTAAATTCAGGAAAGGGTTACACAAAACCACCATCAATTAATGTAATTGATAATACAAATAATGGTTCGGGTGCCCAACTTGAAGCTAAAATTAGAAATGGAAGAATCGAGTCCATATATGTGGTAAATCCTGGATCTGGTTATTGTTTGCCAGATTATGCAAATACTTTTGTCTCCCCCACTTATTTTGTAACCGCAGATAAATACACAGTTTTTGAAGGTGAGACAATAAACTTTACAATAATAACTACAAATTTAGCAGATAATACTGAACTGAGTTACGATATTGGTGGAGATGTCACAATTGAAGATTTGGAGATTGCTTCATTATCTAATAAAATAAAGATAGTTAATAATACAGCAACGTTATCTGTTAAAGTAAGGCAAGATAGTCAAACAGAACCTGTTGAAACTTTGATGTTTAATCTTTATGACCCAGATGATGATTTTGTCGCAAAGACAACTATTATAATTGGAAATAGACTTTCTCCGACACTTCCTCCAGCATTAAATCAACCAAATGAATCTCCACCAGGAACTCTAATTCCTGATGATTTAGGTGGAACTGCTGGTATTGGAACTACTTCATTACCAGGAAATCTAATTCCATTCCCTGGAATATCTACCTTTACTGGTATTGGAACCAATGTTGTTGGTGTGATTACAAACTTTGCTATTCCCAATCCAGGGTTTGGATATACCTCTGGTGATACTGTTAAATTTGAGAACTGTGTTTTTGGAGTAATTGTCACACCAACTGGAGCAATTGTTGGGTTGAATTCAATTAATTCGTGTAACAGCAACTTTACTACAAATCCAGGACCAGCAGAAATTATTACTACTACAGGTGAAGGTGCGACAATATATCCAATAATACAATTCAAACCAACGTTCAATAAGATTACTGTTGTTAATCAATTTGGTGTTATTAATGTTATTGATTGTATCACTAAATAAAAGAAATCTCTTCTTATAAAATGACGGATCAACCAAAAGAGTGGTGGCAACAGGGATATGGATTTAAAGTTCAAGCAGGAACAAAAATAAATGGAAAGGAAGTTGGTTATGGTGTGATAACCGATGAGCATACTGGATATGCTTATTATAAAAATGGTGACAAATGGGATTTGTCTTTGAAAACTTCATTGGAAGTTTGCGGAAAAAAGGTAAATGAAAAAGAACCAGCAAAAATTATCTATGCAAAAAATGGTGATATCCATTTCGAGGCAGTGAATGGTCAAATTACCTTGAAAGCAAGAAGCATTCGTCTTGTTGCAGAAGACGGTGAGGGAGAAGTTACAATTCAAGCAGGAAAAGTTGTTGAAATTGATGGTCCAACAAGTAGAATAAAAGGAACAAATATTGATATTCCCGCACAAAACTCTGTTAATATTATGGGTCAATATGTAGAAACCGCAGCAGGGGTACAAGAATCTAGCTCATCTTTAGTTGATATCTTCCAAGGATCTTTTATTGGACAGATTTTAAATTCACTTGGAAATTTGAAGAAGTTCTTACAATTACTATAATACTATGCCAGCACTATCATCTATCTCAACTGTTGGGGATAAACTTATTGTAGGACAAATTGACACTTCATTTTTGACTGCATCAACTAGAGTAACACCAGGGACAGCAGTTTTAAATGGACCAGTTTATATTGGTGCCACACCACAGTTTGGTATTGCTCGTGCTACATGCATGATTGGTCCACCATTGGGCAGTCTTGCTGCACCAGCATCTTTAGAAGTTACTGGAATAACAAATATAATTGGTTCATTAAATGTATTTGCAGTGAGTCTATTTACTGGAGTTACCACAAAAAATGGACTTACAATTAAAAATGCTTTAAGTTTAAAGAATGGAGTTGACTTAAAAAATTCGTTAAACTTGGGAAATGCACTTACTTTAAATAATGCTCCTGGAATTTTTCATGGATCTTTGACAGTTAATGGTATAATTGAATGCTTTGATGTTTCTATCCCAGTAACTACTTTATCAGCAACACATGCGATTGCAACAAAAGCACTTGCTCTAGCAGGAAAGGGATTTGATATCCCACACCCAACGAAAAAAGATCACAGGTTGAGATATATTTGTCTGGAAGGTCCAGAAGTTGGGGCATACATTCGAGGAAAATTAGAAAATGGTAATATTATCGAATTGCCAGATTATTGGAGAAATCTTGTTCATCCAGAAACAATTAGTGTTAACTTAACTCCCATTGGACAATATCAAGAACTATTTGTAGAATCAATTGAATGGGGAACAAGAATTAAAATTAAAAATAATTCTGGGGCATCAATTAAATGTTATTATACTGTATTTGCAGAAAGAGTTACGAATGATAAATTACAACCAGAATACAAGGGATTGACACCAGCAGACTATCCAGGAGATAATAGTGAATATGCTTTAGCAGGTTGGGATTATGCAGTCCACAAGGGAGAAAATAAAACACCAGGTTTATGAAATATTTCCAACGGTAATTTATCGTGGTGAAATAACATGTCATGAAGAATTTAAGAAGCAATATATTACAGAACTATGTGATTACTGGCACTATTCTGAAGAACTTCCACGAGAAGAATTAGAATCACCAGAAAATTCTGGAAGATATTTTCTTCACCATAATGAAAAGTACAAAGATTTTTTTAAGTGCCTATCCAATAATGTTAGAGAATATCTAAATGTTCTAGATGTTGATGATTCACTAATTGATATTCATGTAACAAAGTCTTGGGTGAATATTCACAAAGAGGATCTCCCAAATATAAAGGTACATACTCATAATTGTAGTGATATATCATTTTGCTATTATTTAAATTGCAACGAAACCTCAGATAAACTATGTTTTCATCAAACTAAAAATAACAATGAAGTATCTGAGTTTATGTTTCAAACAACAAGAAGCGGAAAATATAATTTAATAGAAAAATTTAACAAATATAATTGTAATAGTTTTAATGTGACTCCAATAGAAGGAACTGTAGTTCTTTTCCCAAGTTCTCTAATGCATTCTACTATTCAACTTTTGGAGAGAGAAGGTCAAAGAATTTCAATCTGTGGTGATGTTACGTTAACTGTAAAAGAAAATTATGTAAAATGCGAGTACAGTAGACTTAATCCTTCTTTGTGGAGATCTTTCTAGTAAAATAAATACTAAAAATGGTGTAAAAGTATCTTTACAATGTCTGAATCAAGAGAAATAATTGCAGAATTAAAAGAAGAATTGCAACTCAAAATAAAACAAAGAGAAGGAATTCTTGACAGATTATCATTGGTCGATATTGAAATCGACAAAATGGATGATTTAATCATTGGAATTGATAGAGATGCAATCGGAGTAACCAATACTATAAATCAATCAGTAACTCCAGTTAAGACTGCGTATGATGCCAGAATTACTTCTGGATGCAGAACTGATTTAATATGGGAGGAACTTAGATCCTATGAATCTTGGGTTACGAGTGGTGCAGGAGATGGAGCAGGAATTACTAGAGTAACATTTACCGAATATCAAGTACAAAAAAATAGTGATGTATATGATTTTAAATCATATCATGGTTTAAAATATTACCAAAAACCATCAAATAAAGATTATGGTTCTAATTTAATTACCGAATTTGATGGTTATATTGCCATGGGGTCAAGTGTTATTGGTGTCAATAATGCAACTATTCTTCCATCTGTAATTAAAATTGGAGATACCTTAAGTGACAATTTAGACAATCCACAAGCATTCACTACTGGGGACCTTCCAGAGGTTGTTGGGTTTGGAACAACCACTGTTGTTGGAATAGTAACAACTTTAGTTGGGGGAATATCTACTGGTTCTTACATTTTCTCTAATTTTGGTGCTGGTAGTCTGAGTGGACTAACAACAGGGATGATTTTATTAGCACCAGAAGTTACAGGAATGACAACAAGTTATGTTGGTGTTTTAACTACAAATGGTTATACTTCAATCGTTGGTTTTGGTAGTACAACTCAAACTATTGAATATTATAATGAAGTCGGAATATTGAGTACGTCTACTCTTTTAGTTCCTTCTTTAATTTTAGATAAGCCTGCAACTAATTACTTAGAAGAGGGAACATTTAGAGTTGGTATACTAACTTCCCTCCCAGCATTTTTTATATCCACTAGTGCATTAGCATCATTTGCAAGTACAACAGTATATGCAATTAGGAACACTCCAGATATTGATGCCGATTTTGACTATAAATCAAATCCAAATAGTCCAGAAAAAATCGGAATTATAGATGCATCAACTGTTGGATTTGGACATAGTGTTTTTTATAATGCCTCAGGGAATCCTGCGGAGACAAAATCATGGAAACCAGAAACTGCAATGGAAAGAATAAAAATTGAAGGTGCTCCTGACATTCCAGCAGTTAAAGAACCAAAAGTTGGAGCAGGAAGAGCAGATTATTATATTGGAACAAAACAATGGCCAATAATAACAACTTGCACTAGTAGTGGGGGAGAAACCCCAATTATAACTTGCACATCTGCATATGCACAATTGGGAACAAAAGTTACTATTGGAGGAACTTCTAATTTAGTATCAATTGGGTATACGGGAATGGCAAATGGAGGACCAGATCCAAATGGCGGTGCCTGTGCAGCATATGATACGGCAATCACAAATGCAACAAATAATATGAACACTGTAATTTCAGCAAATAGACCGACTGCAGAGAAATTGGTTTCTATGACAAAACGATTGAGAGAAAGACGTTCAGAAAAAGAATCATATGCTTGGTCTCTTCTTCAAGCAGCATCAAGAACAAGAGAAGAAATTGAAAAATTAAAATCTCAAATTTCTGAAATGGAAAATTTTGACTTTTCTAAGTACGAAAAGAAAAAATAAAAAGGGCAACTATATATTATAAGAACAAAAAGTATACAAATAACTAATGGCAGACAGATATCCTTTAATTGCCAATCCAACATCTAAACAAATAGAGGAATTGGC